TGTCACCGCTTGTACTTGAGATTGTATTACCGTCAATACCCAAGTTATCTACAGTTACTGATGTAAATGCGCCCGTACTAGGAGATGTAGCACCAATGGCAGTGCCGTCAATAGCGCCTCCGTTAACATCAATAGTAGTAAATGTACTTGTTCCTGTTGAGGTAATATTTCCTGTAACATTACCAGTTAGATTGCCGGTTACATTGCCTGTAAGTGGACCAGTGAACTCATCTGCATATACATTAAGCCAGGTCTTACCTGCTGTGCCTATTGTATATGTTGAACCTGCATTTGGAATAATATTACTTGTTAGATCAGCAGCAATATTAATACTGTCAGTATCAGTATCACCAATCGTAATGTTTCCACCAATGGTCACATCTCCACTTACATCTAGGTCAGTAAAATAGCCTGTTGCCCAACGGTTGCTCGCACCACCCAAATTATAGGTATTTGTTGGCTCTGGTACAATACTGCTGTCAACTCTACCAACAAAAGTAATAGTATCAGAAGCAGTATCACCCAAATCAACATTTCCAATAGCATTGAGTAAACCCTGAACTTCTAACCCTCCCGTAAAGGTTGCTGAAGTACCGGTAATAGCACCAAGTGTAACAGCACCAGCAGATAGTGTTCCGTCAATGACTACATTGCCGTCAATGTTAGCATTAGTATCAACTTGTAGAGTTAATCCTCTAAGCCCTGTCGTAACAACTAAGTTACCCCGTATAAGCGTGTTGGCAACAATGTCAACATCGCCAGTCCCTTGTGGATCTAAAATAATGTCCGCATTAGTATTATCTGTTGTAATAGTAGTACCAGTTAACCTAAGACCGCTGGGAGTATCACCACCTATTTCACTGTAAATTTCAACAAAGTTATTGTTAACTTTTACAAATGCTGAGCGTAAGTCGTCACCTGTGCCATCATCTGGATTGGTACCAATGTTAATATTTTGTCGTGCCATTGATTAATCCTTATGATGCTGCGAAATATGGAATTACATAAGACGTGCCGCTCACCTTTATTTTTAAATATCCTGTTGGTGATGCAGGAACGGCACTTGCACCGCCAGCAGAACCAACGCTTGCTTGTGTTCCTGTATCAAAATTAACAACGCCTGTACCTGCTAGATCAATAGTTAGATCTTGGTTACTATTGAATGTGCTAATTGTAGCGCTCTTAATCTGAAGATCTTCAATAGTAGCAGTGTTTGTGTTTGGGTCATACGTTAATTTACTATCAAACTTTACATCGCCGTCTGTATCAACAAAAAGGATTGCCTTGTCTGTATGATCAGTAAAACGTAACTCAGCTGATGTAGCGACCACAACTTTACCTGTGCCATTTGGATCAAGAATAACATCTCCATTTGAGTTTTCACTTATAATGCTATTACCACTTATAGCAATATTGTTTCCAGAGCCGGCCCCTGTTACTCCGTATAGTTCGACGAAGTTATCATTAATTTTATCAAAGGCAGTGCGTAATGGATCACCTGTACCATCATTAGCTGCGCTACCTATATTAATATTTTGTATTGCCATTGTTAGTTTATCTCCTGTGTAATATATTTATTACTTGTTTTAATCTAGCAGTATGCTAAATATAATATGTACTTATCTACTAGTTTTATTAATAAGAGTTATTCTAGATTAAGAAAGGGAAAGTGCGAGACTGTCAATACAAAAGTAAAAACATACAATCTATCTTGTGATGTTTGTAAAAGAAATTTTCAAAGAACAAGTAAGCAAATGAAACCTGAAAGAGCTTGTAATAGTTTTTCTCATGTTTGTTCGAAATGTAACCCAAAAAGTTTTGGTCAAAGAATGAGTTGCGTAAGTAGAAAGATGAAAAAATATGATGCGAGCAGTAGCGTTCCTATTAATACTATTTTTAATTCCTAATTTCGCATACGCGAATGCGAATATGCTAGCAGAGGCTGTAAAGAGTGTTTGTGTAGTTATCGTCAACCCATCTACTCTTATAATAGATAAAGATAAAAACTTTATAGAAGAATACAAAGATTACGAAAAAAAGAAGTCATCAGCAGGGCAAGGTACTTGTTTTGTAACGGATATTAATGGTACAAAATATATTATTACAAACAATCACGTTGTAGCTCAAGCAAATAACCCTAATGATATAAAGATATCCTTTTTTAACGAATACAAAGAATTCGTAGCTACTATAGTGAATAGTGATCAAGAATCCGACGTTGCTGTTCTATCTATAGATAAGACAAAGTTGGAAAGAATACCTGCCCTTGAGTGGGCGAATAGCAAAACTATACGTAGAGGGGATACAGTTTACGCCATTGGTCATCCAATAGGACAACAATATTCTGTTTCTAAAGGAATTGTAAGTAACGAATCTACCCGCCCTTATAATGTTTGGCAGGAGTTAATACAAACAGATGCTGCTATAAATCAGGGAAATAGTGGAGGGCCCTTACTTAACGAGTCAGGTAAAGTAGTAGGAATAAACACACTGATAATATCACCATTTCAGTCTGGTAACATAGGACTAGGTTATAGTTTAACTAGTAGAATAGCACAGTATACTATAAAGACACTATTAGAAAGAGAATCCATAATTAGGCCTGGTATAGGTATAAGTTATATAGGCGATCCTGAAACAGGTAAGATTAAGGTGATAAAAGTTTTTCCAGGAAGCCCAGGCGATCAAGCCGGCCTAATGATAAATGATTTTATCATAAAAATAGAATCTAAAACAATACAAACTATAAATGACATACGTGAAGTAATTGACTTCATGGAACCAGATGACTTTTTAACAATTCTTATTGAAAGATCTGGAGATGTGTATAACCTCACCGTAAAACTAGGCAAGGCATCTGATTTTACACGTTAACAGAAAAACTTTCACCACATCCGCAACTACTGGATGCTAATGGATTTTTTATCTTTAGATAGCTACCGCCTAGCTCTTGTACATAATCTATGGTACTACCCATAACGTACATCTCACTTATGCGATCCAACACTAAATTTATGTTGTCTCCAACATCAATGGTGATATTATCTTCCGGATCGTCAATAAAATCCCATTTATAAGTAAAACCACTACAGCCGCCGCCATCAACGCCAAACCAAATAAATTTTTTGTTATTAGATTTAGCTATTTTTTGTAAGTAGCTCTGTGCTTGTTCTGTAATTAATACTGACAAATTCTTTACACTCGCTTATACTAGGACAATCACAATCTGTAATACATTCTTCATCTACGATGCCTTCTGATGTGGAGTTTTCTAAACCAAAAATTCTACCAGACTTGCATTTATAGACGTTTTGCATTACTTGTGCCTAAAACTAATTCTACCTTGAGTAAGATCGTAGGGTGATATTTCAATTGTCACACGATCTTCTACTAAAACATTAATCTTATTCATACGCATTTTGCCACTCAAATGTGCCAAAATATCTGTACCATTTTCTAAACTAACTAAAAACTTTCCACCTGGGAGAAGTTTACTAACATGACCTTCAAATTCTACGTATTCGCTCTTTGACATATTTCTACTATTTATGCAGGTAGAGGGGGGCCGAAGCCCCCCACACCATTAGATGTCCTGTGCTAGTGCACGATAACCGGCAGCAATAACTGCGCGGCTTGGATTACCTAGACGGTACTTCTGAGTAACACGGCCCTTTGAGTCTACATGCTCATTGAGGTAGACTGGGAAGCCCTTCATGCGTAGAGCTGAAACGGTGGCACGTGGATTGCCAACGCCAAAGCGAGCACGAATCTGCTTACCGGTTAGCTCTTCGCCGTTGCGTAGAGCTGAAAGGACACGGTCCTGCTTGGTTGCTGTTGCTGTAGTCATTGATTATTCTCCTTCATTGATACAGTCGTTTATTAGACACCACGTCTAATTTCTGGCGGTGAGGGTGGGATTCGAACCCACGGAACCTGTTAAGGTTCGCACATTTAGCAAACGTGTACTTTCGGCCACTCAGTCACCTCACCGAATTCTTTTACATAGCAAGAAAATCAACTGGCCCTATACGACTATCATCACTGCGGTCACGTAACCAGATTTCAATGTTATCTGGTTCATCGTCATACCATTCAGCATATACGTCATACATGTCTAATTGATTGTGTTCTGCTAACTTACGTTCTACACGGGTCATCAATGCTCGGGCACTAAATTCTGCCCGAGCATCGACTACATTACTTTGAGTTTGGCCCATATAGTATTTCATTTATCTTCAGTTTTATAAGAAGTCATTGCTTCCTTGAGGACTGCACGAGCAGTCTTCTTATCAGTCTTTGCGTTGCGGACCACAAAGCTCACAGCCTTGTCCCAATCCAACTGCAATCCAAAGACTGCTTCATTTGCGGCGTATTCTACTTCAGACATCCTTTTAGTCCTTTGTTAAGTTTCAACAACAACTATATAATAACACATCTGTGTATAGTGTCAACCAAAACTAATGGACTGTTGTATCTTCTGAATTCAGAAGATCAATGTTAAAAAATGTTAGTAAATTAAGGATAGGTTCGGGTACCATATCTCCATCCTTGCCGTTTGGGATAAAAATACCCTTTAGGTTGCCTGTGTTATCAAATATAAGAGCCCAATCCTCATCGTCCATAAGGTCGTCTAGATCGCCTCTAACGTTTCTACTAGTCACAGGGCTTTCCATTTAGTACAGGACTTACTGTACCATCATTGTTTACCTGCTTGAAATAGAACTTTTCGCCTACTGGAAGGTCACCAATTGGATCGATCACATATGAACCATCTGAACTTGGGTTTTCAGTAACAACGTGACAGCCAACCCAAACATATTCAGCCCGACCATTTTTATTGGCGGCGATATGTCCTGGTGAGCATGCTGCTAAAAATGCTAGTGCGGATACTACTACTAATGTTTTCATTTTAATATGATAACCCTTCTTGATAACGCTGTCTGCGGTAATGCCTACCATTACCTTTGTTTTTTGCCTTATATGTTGGAGTTTGTGAATGACAGTTTGGACATAGTAAACTTACATTTTCTTCTGTGTTATCTGAACTGTTGCCGTTGATATGCTCAAGTTCTAACACAATGTCTTTACCATTCCATTCAGTTATTCCACACTCCCAACATCCTTCTTTCTGTTCTGCGAGATAACGCTTTAGTGGACCTTTTCCTATTGTACCGCCTTCTTGCCATTCTACAATACGCTGTTTATGTTCGTATTCTTTTTGACAAGTAATATTACAATATTTGTTATATTTTTGGTTACTATAAATGTTTTCCTTTTTACAGTTCAAACATTCGTAAGTAACAATAGGATTTTTTTCTCTTTTTGCGTTATTATAACTCGCTGAACAACTACTGTTACAGAAAGTTTTATTTCTATCTTCGTATTCCAATACAGAATCACAGTGTTTACACTTTTTAGGATCGGACATATACAAATCTATACGTTCCTGCTTTTGTGCTTGTTGTGTTTCTATACTCTTTATACTTCCTAACTTTCCTGCTTCTACTTTACTTAGTTTTCGCACTACGAACTCCTTTTATTTTATTTATGCTCTTAGTGCGAAAAACTGGTGCCCGCAGATGGGATTGAACCACCATTTGAAGATTACAAGTCTACTGTAATGCCATTATACTATACGGGCCTTTGGTGGAGAATATCAGGTTTGAACTGATGACCTACGACTTGCAAAGCCGTCGCTCTCCCAACTGAGCTAATTCCCCAAAACATTCTATAATAATAGTATATTACTTATACTGTGTCAACCTTTGATCTAAAATTAAGTTCGTTGCCTACCCTATCCCACCACATCTCAAATGTATCTGTTATCCACAATGCTTGTCTATTATTGCTATTTTTAGGAGCCAACTCATACCACTTATTCCAGTAATACTCTGCTTGATCCCGATTGCCTTTACGTTTATAATAAAAGAATTTCATTCTAGGCTGTGCATAAATTTTCTTTTGGCCCCAGGTTTCTAAATGTTTTTGTTTATCTAGCTTTTTGTAAAGTTCAGCGTCATCTAATCTGCCTGTAAACTTGCCATCTTTATGGTTAGGATTTGCTTTACTTCCCATTGAGCCGCCATGCTCTTCTATTAGGTTTGCCCATGCCTTAGATTCTACTACATTAAAAGTTTTACTGTATTCTTGAGAAACTCTTTCAAAAACTTTTTTATTGGTAGATTGAAAAATTACTTCTGTTGTAAAATCATACCCGTGTTTTTTACAATGACTATTCCAATAAGTACCAGATCCTTTATACGAATAAGGATCTTTACGTGTAGTTTGACAAAGATATTTCAATCCTGTTACAGAATGAGTTTTGATCATTAGGTATTGCATGTTATTTTTTTTTATCTAACATAGATTTCGGCTTCCCAATCGCCAAAAAAATCCACCCAACTTGGGTGATCTACGGTGATAGGAAACTTACGACGATTAGCAAGAAGCTGCCAGTACGTGGGCCGGTATGGCTGCTGCCTAGGAACAAAG